TGCGTGGAATAAAATAGATCACCACTACACCGTTAACGAAACAAAGTACATTAGTGAGCAATTGGATAAAATTACAATGTTTTGTCAGCGTAATTTAGTACATTGTTTTTTAGTTGCTCACCCTACTAAAATCCAAAAGAACGTAAATGGGATGTACGAAGTCCCAAATCTTTACAGCATTTCCGGCTCAGCAAATTTTTACAATAAAGCCGCAAATGGGATCACGGTTTACAGGAATTTGGAAACTTTACAAACTGAGGTTTATATTCAAAAAGTAAAGTTTAAACATTGGGGTCAAACTGGCTGCGTGCATTTAGCTTGGGACAAATCAAATGGGCGATATTACAAAGGCTTCCCAACTTACGAAAAATGGATTAAAGCAGAAAATGAGCCGCAACTCAAAGAAAATAATAATTTTTTAAATCAAACCGATATAATCGTAAACAATGGAAACGACCTATTCTAACCTAACCCAACAATACCAAGCACTTGAAGCGGAGATGCTCGCAACGCCCAAAAGCAACTCGCACCGCAGATCGCTACTAGTAGCGCAAATGAAGGAAGTAATGAAACTAATTAAAAATAAATGACATGAATTTTTGTGATTCGACGGTAAGAAAAACCATAAACAACAAAGATTATTTTTTTATGTTTATGAGGCTTTACAATTATGATAAAGAAAATGTTTTTATTAGAATTAATTGTCGTGATTTTTTCTTTCACAAAGAATTTAATATTAATGATTTAGGTAAAACCGTGCAAAGACTGCATTTTATGTTTTATAAATCAGAACATTACGAATTTATTTATGATTGTCTTTTTAATTTTTACGATCAGTTTTATTTTCGTGAACACCTAAAAACCATAAAACAAATAACAAAACAATTAAAAACCCGTTCACCAACCCGTTCACGACACCAAATAATGAACATTTGCATTTAAAAATAAATGAGTATATTTGTACTAAAATAGTTTTAAATAGTTTAAAAAATTGGGTTTTGAAAAGGGGCATACTAAAAAAGGTGGTAGAACATTAGGCACTCCAAATGCGTTGACTAAAACAGTCAAAGAGCGCGTTTTAGAGACGTTTAACGAGTTGCAACAAGATGAAAATACTAGCTTAACAGGCTGGGCTAAAAACGAATTGACCGAATTTTACAAAATAGCAGCCAAGTTGATACCACAGGACGTAAACAATACTATTAAAATCGGCAAAGAATTAGAAGACGAACAGTATGCCTCTGATACTGAATAAAAAGTGGTTTAATCCATTATATTTTGTTTTTATTGACCTCCTTAAAGACCCTACAATACGTACAATTCTAATCTACGGCGGTAAGTCAAGTTCAAAGACCATTTCAATTTGTCAAGGTATTGTTAAAGAGTGCTATGTACGTGGGGCAAATGCTATTACGTTTAGAAAAGAATCCTCGATTATTCCAACAACCCTAAAAAAGTCTATTAATCTTGCTATTGACTCAATGTACATGAGTCCCGTGTTTGAACGGCAAGACAGGCGATATTTGTGCAAAAATCAAGCCGGCACAACCTCAGAAATTATAATGAAAGGATTGGATGACCCTGAAAAGGCAAAGGGTATCGAATCTTACAAATACGTCTACCTTGATGAGTTAAACCATTTTGAACTATCCGAATACGAACAATTTAATTTATCATTGCGTGGAATACCCGGTCAAAAAATTATTGCTTCGTGGAATCCTGTCGATGAGAATAGTTGGGTTAAACTTGAATTAGTCGATAAATACGAATGGGTTGATACCGAACACAAACTACCCGCTGAAAATTCATTTGTTAAGCGTTCTAAGTGTGGAAAGGTAGTATTAATCCGAACTATGTACCTCGATAATTATTGGATTACAGGATCGCCATGTGGTACTTATGGCTATCGAGACGAAAACCTAATATCTGAATATGAAGCACTAGCATCACGCAACGCAAACAGCTATAAGGTAAACGTACTAGGCGAATGGGGTAAAACTACATTTGGAGGCGAGTTTCTAAAATGCTGGCGGTCTGAAATACACACGGGGACTTATCCGTACAATCCCGACTTAGCAGTACATTTAATATTCGACGAAAACGTTAATCCTTACTTCCCGTGCGGCATATTCCAAGTCGGTAACGATCAGAAGTCAATATTTTTAATCCATGCTATTGCGTTAAAAAACCCTGAAAACAAAACTTCATTCATGGGTCGCGCTATTGTGCGTAAACTTCGAGAATGGGGGCATCAAGGCTATGTTTATGTCGGTGGCGATCCGACAAGCCAAAAGGACGATGTAAAGCAAGAGGAAGGACACGACTTATTTAGAATAATGATGGATGAGTTAAAGGAATTTAAACCTCAACGACGGTTATTACGATCTTCGCCATCTGTTCGAATGAGTGCTGAATTTGTCAATTCAATTTTGGAATCCGAATTATACGGGCTTAAATTTCGCGCTGATAAATCCTGTCGTGTTGCAATATTAGACTTTGAAAATACTAAAGAAGATAAGAACGGCAAGGTTGATAAAAAGACTGTAATAGACCCTGTTACAAAGGTGTCGTATCAACCTTACGGCCATTATTGTTTTGTTGGAGATACATTAATTACAACGGATAAAGGTCAAATTAGAATCGATCAAATAAAAGTTGGTGATATGGTATTGACGCGCAAAGGATTTAAAAAAGTATTAGCTACACACAACAACGGTATCAAAAAAATTCAAACTTTTTTTGTTGGTGAGATAAAAATAAAATGCACGCCGGATCATTTGTTTTACACAGAAAATGGATTTAAAAAAATATTAACTCTTTTGATGTTACGAGATATTTTTAGTATATTTGATGTAAAAACAAAATCAATATGCAAAAAGAAATTATTAGTTACAACGGAAGAAATTTTACAAGATACCCTGAAAGTAAAAACAGATCGGAAAGGGTTTATTATTCGGGGCGAGTTAAAATCAATGGTGTTAGCAAAAAAATTAGGCTTCATGTTTACAAATACATGGTTGAGGTTAGTGAAATACCTAAAGGGTATCACATTCATCATAAAGATGAAAACCCGCTTAATAATGAAATTGAAAACTTTGAATTACTCAGTCATAAACAACACATCGGAGATCACATTAAAAAAAGATTTATCAATAATCCTGAATGGGCAAAAGAATTTCACAGAAAAGGAGTTGCAGCAGCACCCGAATGGCATAGATCAAAAGAAGGAAGGTTGCATCACAGTAAACAAGCTAAAATTAATTACGCAAAAAGAGAGTTTAAAGAAAAAATTTGCGAGCAATGCGGAAAGGAATATAAAACAAAACACGCGGGAAAATCAAAATTCTGTCACCAAAACTGCAAAGCAATGGCACTTAGAAGACGCAGAGGTATTCGACCTATCAATAGAAGATCAACCTGAGTATTTTGCCAACGGAATATTAGTTCACAATTGCGATATTTTTAGATACATGGTATGCGGTACTTTTGCTGAAGAATATACTAGATACCAATCGGGCGGCAAAATAATTCCAATTTCAATGGGTCGGAATGTACCGAGTAAAAATAGTTACTAACATACTTTTTATAATTTCCTATTTTTAAGTATTAAATTTGGCCATGCCTTATTTACGATACCAAGATTACGTTAAAACTATACAGGACGCAAACCTTCAGCAAATTATTGCCAGCGACGACACGCAACGCATCTTAACCGAGTTAGCAGCGCAAGAAACAGCTATTGAGCATTTAACGGCAAAGTACGACACAGCTAAAGAGTTTACCGACACCACAATTTACAACAGAACTACAATATACTTTGCAGAAGATTTGGTTGAATTAAACTACCCTGTCTATGCAGCGGCAACAAGCTACGTAATTGGCAATTTAGTAACAAACGCGGGTAAATGCTATAATTGCACAACAAACACAACAGGCGCATTTAACCCGGCACACTGGAATTTACTCGGCAACCTTTACGATCTGTTTTACGTTACTTTACCAAAGTCCGAATTTAACTACAAAAAATATTACAACATTAGCGACCAGGTGTTTTGGAAGAACAAAACTTATACTTGCAAAATCCAAACGCAATTAATTTATCACGAAGCCGCTTTACAATTTCCCTCAATCGAAAGCATACCAATTCCAAATGTATTCCCCGACGATCCTGTTAACGGTGTTCAATATTGGGGCGTTGGCGTAAATTACTCGGTTGCCGCCGCTACGTTACCAACTGATACAACAAAATGGACTAAGGGCGACAATCGCAGTCAGTCAATGGTAAGGCGATTAGTTCAAATTTGCCTTTATTACCTACATGACAGACTCGCACAACGTAACATACCCGAACTAAGAAAGGAAGGCTATGCTCAAGCAATGGCATGGTTAGACATGGCAAAAGAGGGACAAATAACCGTTGATATTCCTTTGTTACAGCCTAAAATAGACGGACGGATTAGATACGGTGGCGAAGTTAAACGGATTAATATTTACTAATGGGTTTTAAAAACAACATAGCAACAATCGCGCTCGGTGTCCGTAATTTTTTTACACCTGTTAACGGATTAGATACCACAACTACACCGCAAGGTCGTAACGCATCCTCTAAAAATTTAGGCGGGTATATCTCACCTGTTCAGTTTGACAGGATTAAAATTGACATTCAAGGATGGCGGGATGCAATACGTGAGGCTGAGCAGGCATACTACCCACACAGGGTAAAAATGATCCGTGTTACCCAAGACACAATTATAAACGGGCAAGTGTTTGCTGCAATGGAAAAGCGTAAATCGTTAACCCTGCTAAAGAAATTTGAGATCACCAACGGCACAACGGTTGACGAAGCGGCCACAGAATTACTTAGTAAAAAATGGTTTAAATTATTAATGAACTATATTTTAGATAAGAAATTCTTTGGTTATACATTGGTTGGACTTGGCGACTTGGTTAACAACGAATTTCCAAATTTGCAATTGATTAAGCGGCAAAACGTATCGCCCGACAGGCATGTTCTAAACACTTACATTTACTCACTAAGCGGTATTAACTTTTTAGACCCAACTTTAAAAGACGATAGGGGCGAATCTTACTTTGATTGGTCAATGTATTTTGACACACCTACTGAAAATGCAGGCAGCATTTGCGGTTACGGCTTACTTTACAAAATAGCGTATTATGAAATTTTACTACGCGCTAACATTGGTTACAACGCCACAGCATTAGAGTTGTTTGGTATGCCTATTCGGGTAGGCAGCACAACAAAGCAAGACGAATACGAACGCGCAACTTTTGCCGCAGCATTACGCGATATGGGCAGTCAAGGGTGGATTTTAAAAGACCCTTTAGATCAAGTTGAATTAGTAGAAGCATCAAGCAAGCAAGGTAAGGGCGGTGGATTTGGCGACTTTGAAGAAAGAATGCTTAAAATGATTAACAAAATTGTTTTAGGTCATGCCGATGCAATGGACAGCCAAACGGGCAAACTTGGCTCACAAACTGAAGTTCAAGAGGCAATTGATACAGTCGAGAAAGCCGATAACGAAGAAATGGAAATTGACATAAATACAATAGTGTTGCCTAAGTTAATTAAACTAGGTTTTCCAATTCCATTAGGGTACAAGTTTCGTATAATCAATAACAAAGAGAAAGAACAAACTAGGACAAAACAGGACGCGAGTAACAAAGTAACAGCCGAGATATTTCAAACCATTAAAAACGCGGGGGGTGATCCGGATTGGAAATACTTTAGCGAAAGAACGGGAATTCCTGTTGAGAAATCAGAAGAACCAGCACCAGCAAATATGACACCATCGCAGCAAACTAAAATAAAAGCTATGTATGGTCGATAAAAAGTATATTAATTCGTTTATAAAAAAAATATACGAGGGTATTATAAACCCTGAAAACTTAATAGGGGCAAGGAAATTATTTAAAGCGACTGTTAAGAAATTAAATGAGGGTGTAAAGATTGGCGGGGTTGGTGGTAGTAAAGATTTGATTAATGAATTAAAAGATAATGTTTATATCTTTAGCGGGGCAAAGACTTACACCCAAGTAAAAGATATTAGTTCTTTGATTGTTGAAAATGGTAAATTAGTACCGTACAACGTATTTAAAAAAGCAGCGTTACAAAAGTTTGAATTGTACAACGTTGATTATTTAAGTGCTGAGTACGAAACTGCAATAGGGCAGGCGCAGTCAGCGGTTAAGTGGCAGCAAATAGTAAAAGACGCGGAGTTGTTTCCATATTTACAGCGAAAGGCTGTTATGGATGCAAACACTTCACCCGAATGCGCTATACTAAATGACATTATTGCCCCGATTGGCGACCCATTTTGGCGTACAAGATCACCGCTGACACACTTTAGATGCCGTTGTATTTTAACGGCAATTGATAAGTATGCAGATGTAAAATTAAGCAGTAAGGCGACAATAAGCAGAGCAATGGAAAGAACGGATAATATTAACCCTGTTTTTAAAGGTAATCCGGGGATTGATAAAGTAGTATTTAATAAAAGTCATCCATATTTTGACATAGAACCAAAAGATAAAAAATTAGCAAAAAGAAACTTTGATTTATGAGTTACGCATCGACTAAATACGAAAAAACAGGACTGCTATACGTGGACATGGTTGCCGCGTGTGTTGATTTTTACGACAGGCGTAAATGGGCTTCAAAAAAAGCATTAAAAACCATTTATTTGCATCCAAAGGGATTTGACCAATTCAGAGATTGGGTATTGTATAAAATGCCAGAAGATCAAAGGGACTCGCATGTAGAGCAATTTACATTTAATGGAGTTGAGGTTAAACTAAATTCTCAATTGATGGGTGAGCAAATTTATTACGATTTTAACGAAGAAAAAACAGTTATAAACTAATGGCACAACACGCCACATTTGACGCAGCTTTTAAAGCAATGTATAGACGGATCGCATCCGTTCAAAATACGCTGCCTACTGTTTTGGCAAATGAGGGTGTTAATTTTTTTGTAGGTAACTTTGATAAAGAGGGTTTTGTTGACGTGTCAATTGAGAAATGGAAAACACCTGAAAGAAAGATACCCGGCACTTCAGCATACAAATACCCTAAGAAAAAAGATTTAGGTCGCAGGACAAAAAAAATATTAATAAAGTCCGGGAAATTAAAGCGCGCAACAAATAACTCTGTAAGTGAGAAGTCGTTTAAAAAAATAGTTTGGCGTATAAACCCTGTATATTTTCCATACGCATACAGGCACAATGAGGGGACTGATGGAATGCCAAAGCGTCAATTTATGGGTGAGTCAAAAACATTAAACGCAATATTTGCAAAAAAAATTATACAAGCGTACAAATACGCATTTAAATGAAAGCACTTTACCTCGCAATAAAAGCACGACTTGAATTAATGGCAACTGACATTAAGTTCATTCACGTTTTTAACGACCAATTCAACCAATTGGCAGCGGGAGAGTCATATTCATTTCCTATGCCGTGTGT